GCAGGCCGTGCTTCGCGGCGGCCTGTTTGCGATGGCCATGCCGCGCGGCAGCGGCAAGAGCACCATCTGCGAGTGCGCCTGCATCTGGGCGGTACTGTACGGGCATCGCGAGTTTGTGTGCCTCATCGGCAGCGACGAGGGGCACGCGATGGACATGCTCGACTCGATCAAGATGGAGCTGGACGGCAACGACCTGTTGCTGGAGGACTTCCCCGAGGTCGTCTTTCCGATCCAGTGCCTCGACGGGATCGCCAACCGTTGCAACGGCCAGCTCTACAAAGGCGAGCGCACGCACATCGGCTGGACCGCGCGCGAGATCGTGTTGCCCACCATCGCGGGCAGCAAGGCCTCGGGAGCCATCATCAAGGTCGCCGGCATCACCGGACGCATTCGGGGCATGAAGTACAAGCGCGCCGACGGCAAGACGGTCCGGCCGACGCTCGTCGTCCTCGATGACCCGCAGACCGACGAGTCGGCGCGTTCGCTGGCGCAGTGTGCCACGCGAGAGAGCATCCTGGCTGGCGCGGTCCTGGGCCTGGCCGGTCCCGGCAAAAAGATCAGCGGCATTATGCCCTGCACGGTGATCCGGCCCGGCGACATGGCCGACAACATTCTCGACCGCGAAAAGCACCCCGAGTGGAACGGCGAACGGACCAAGATGGTCTACTCATTCCCCACCAATGAGAAGCTGTGGCAGCGCTACGCCGAGATTCGCGCCGAGAGCATGCGGCAAGGGAACGCCGGCGAGGAGGCCACCGAGTTCTACCGCCAGAACCGGGCGGCGATGGACGAAGGCGCGGTCGTCGCCTGGCCTGAACGTTATATTATGACGAGCTATCGGCGATTCAACATGCGATGAACCTCAAGCTTCAGGATGAGGTCGCATTCTACGCCGAGTATCAGAACGAGCCATTGCCCGCTGAGACGGTTAGCGACGACGAACTGACCGTCGAGCAAATCGCGGGCAAGATCAACCGGATGAAGCGGGGCGAGGTTCCAGTTGGCTGTAACCATCTGACGGCGTTTATCGACGTGCAGGCTAACTTGCTATTTTATTCTGTAGCCGCTTGGGAGGACGACTTCACCGGTTATGTGCTTGACTACGGCACTTACCCCGACCAAAAGCGGCCCTATTTCACCCTCCGAGACGCCAGAATGACCCTCGCAATGGTGACCAATGCTAGCGGGCTTGAGGGGGTGATCTATGCTGGCTTAGAGACACTGACTAGCCAGATCATCGGTCGCGCCTGGCGTCGGGACGATGGGGCCGAGCTACGAGTTGAGCGTTGCTTCATCGACGCCAACTGGGGGTCGTCTACCGATGTCATCTATCAGTTCTGCCGACAGTCTGCATATGCATCTGTGGTCATGCCGAGCCACGGCCGATTTGTGGGCGCGTCCTCACAGCCGTTTAGTGAGCACAAGCGCCGGCCTGGTGACCGGGTCGGCCTCAACTGGCGCATTCCCAACGTTCAAGGTAAGCGCGTCGTGCGCCATGCGCTGTTCGACACCAACTACTGGAAGTCCTTCATCCACGCCCGCCTGGCCGTGGCGATGGGCGACCGTGGCTGCCTCTCGCTCTTCGGAGACAAGGCCGACCAACACCGGCTATTCGCGGAACACCTCACCTCGGAGTACCGCGTGAAGACCGAGGGGCGGGGGCGGACCGTGGACGAGTGGAAAATGCGGCCCGAACGAGGCGACAACCATTGGTTCGATTGCCTGGTCGGCTGCGCCGTGGCTGCATCGATCCAGGGCGCGGTGCTCCAAGGCACGGACGGCCAGGCCCCGCCGAAGCGCGAGCGCATCAGCTTCGCCGAGCTGCAACGGAGGGCGCGGCGATGAAACAATCGCAAGCAAGACGCGACGGCCTCGGCATTCGTTGTCCGCAGTGCGGCTGCCGGCACTTCAAGACTACCCATACCGAGCCGCTGCGCGACGGCCGCATCCGCCGGCGCAAGGCTTGTTGCCACTGCGGGCGGAAGCTCGTCACCTTCGAGGCCCCTCCGGCCGTCAATCCCTCTTCGGATCGCTACCTGTAGCACGATTTCGGCATTTCGACCGCTCCCTGCGTCAACTCGCGCCCGAACTGCAAAGGTCTATCGGTAGAGGCCGGCGGTCGGCCTGTTCTACCGGGAGCACACCTTCATGGCTGAGCTGGACGACACGATCCGCCAAAACGCCCAAGGCCCGGCGAAGGCCGCGGGCGATGCGGGCAGCGTCGAGCAGCACAAGCTCAGCGAGCAAATCGATGCGGACCGCTACTTGGCGTCGAAGGAAGCGGCCGGTCAGAAGAAGCGCGGCCTGCGCTTCAACAAGCTCGTGCCGCCGGGGGTCAATTGAGTGTTCCGCTGGTTGTCCAACCTGTTCACGACCAAGGCGCCGGCGCGTTCACCGCGTCGCGCCATGCGGATGCTCCGTGCCCGCTACGACGCGGCGGTGACGAACGACGACAACCGTCGGCACTGGGCGAATGCGGACGGGCTATCGGCTAACGCCGCCAACAGCGCCGACGTGCGCCGTATCTTGAGGAAGCGGTCGCGCTACGAGGTCGCCAACAATAGCTACGCCCGCGGCATCGTCCTCACCCTGGCCAACGACACCATCGGCACTGGCCCTCGGCTGCAAATGCTCACGGAGGACGCCGAGGCCAACCGCCGCATTGAACAGGAGTTTGCCCGCTGGTCCAAGGCGGTCGGCCTAGCCGAGAAGCTCCGCACCATGCGGATCGCCCGAGCGCAGGACGGCGAGTCTTTCGCCATCCTCACGAACAACCGCAACCTGCCCACGTCCGTGCAGCTCGATCTGCGCCTGGTCGAAGCTGACCAGGTATGCACGCCGGACCTGAGCGTGCTCACCGAGAACGCCATCGACGGGATCGTCTTCGACGCCGCCGGCAATCCGGTTGAGTACCACGTGCTGCGGGAACATCCCGGCGATACCTCGCGTCGCTTCATCCTCGAGTACGACCGTTTGCCGGCGTCGTCGGTCATCCATTGGTTCCGCTCTGACCGCCCCGGCCAAGCGCGGGGCATCCCCGACATCATGCCGGCGCTGCCGCTGTTCGCACAATTGCGGCGCTTCACTCTGGCCGTGATCGCCGCCGCCGAGACCGCCGCTGACTTCGCCGGCATCCTCTACACCGATGCGCCGGCGGGTGGGGAGTCGGAAGCGGCCGAGCCGTTCGAGCCCATCGAACTGGAGCAGCGGGCGCTGGTGACGATGCCCGGCGGCTGGAAGATGAGCCAGCTTCAAGCCGAGCAGCCGGCAACCACTTATGCCGAGTTCAAGAAGGAAATCCTGAACGAGATCGCCCGCTGCTTGAACATGCCGTTCAACGTCGCGGCGGGAAATTCGTCGGGCTACAACTATGCCTCCGGCCGTCTCGACCACCAGACGTACTTCAAGGCGATCCGCGTCGATCAGTCGCACTTGGAGTGTGTCATTCTCGACCGCATCCTCGCGGCCTGGCTCGACGAGGCAGCGCTGATACCAGGTTTCTTGCCCGGCAATCTCGGCCCGTTTGTTGACTGGTCCCACCAATGGTTCTGGGACGGGCACGAGCACGTCGATCCGGCCAAGGAAGCATCGGCCCAGGCGACTCGCCTGGCCAACCACACGACCTCCCTCGCGCACGAATACGCCCGGCAAGGCCGGGACTGGGAGGAGGCTCTGCGCCAGCGGGCCAAGGAAGTCGCGCTCATGCAGGAGTTAGGCCTGACCGCCGCCACGGCCACGCAACCGCCGTCCGATGACAAGGACAAGCCCGAGGACGAAAAGGAAACGCTCGATGAAGAAGCCGAACTCGAAGAGCAAGCCGCTTGAGAACCGGACGCTGAACCTGCTTGCCGCCTCGGTCGAGCTGGAAGCGGCTCCCGCCGACGGCGAACCGCAGAAGCTGCGGCGCTTCACGATGACCGCGTACACCGGCGGGGCCATGCAGCTTGCCGGCTGGCGCTATCCCGTGGTGGTCGATCTGCAAGGGTTGCAACTCGGCAAGCAGCGCCGGCCGATTCTACTGGACCACACGCGCGACGTGGACTTCGTGATGGGGCAAACCGACTCCATCGCGGTGATGAACGACCAGCTCGTGGTCGCAGGCCAGGTCATGGGCGATTCGCCGAAGGCCCGGCAGGTAATCGCCCTCAACGACAAGGGCTTCGGCTGGCAGGCGTCGATCGGTGCGCGGGCCGACCAGGTCGAGTTTGTGCCGGAGGGGAAGACCTCACAGGCCAACGGCCGGGACTTCCCCGGACCGGTCAACATCGCCCGGCGGGCCACGCTCGGGGAAATCAGCTTCGTGGTGCTCGGCGCGGACGAGAACACCTCGGCCCAGATCGCCGCCAGCGCCGACCAATCGAAGGAGACCGAAGACATGGACTTCACGAAATGGCTTGAATCCCAGGGCTTCACGGTGGACTCCCTGAGCGAGCAGCAGACCAAAAACCTACGGGCGATCTACGACGCCCAGGCCGCCAGGCCCACCGGCGATCCCGAGCCGAGCCCCGCCGCAACGATCCGCGCCGAGGCTGCGGCCGAGGCCAAGCGGATTGCCGCCGTCCGCAAGATCTGCGGCGGCAAACATGGCGAGATCGAGGCGAAGGCCATCGAAGAGCGCTGGGACGCCCCGCGCACGGAATTGGAAGTTCTCCGGGCCTCCCGTCCGCAAGGACCGGCGATCCAGACGGGCGGCAAGGCGCCCAGTGCCCAGGCCATCGAAGCCGCCTTGTGCCTGTCGGTGCGGATGTCCGAGGAGAAGGTCCTGCGGTGGTACGGCCAGCAGACCGTCGAAGCCGCCCAATCCCGCGACCTGCGCGGCATGGGCCTGCACGAGCTGCTCTATCAGGTGATCCATGCCGCAGGCGGTCACGCCCGTCCGGGCCGGATGAACGATGACACGATCCGCACTGCCTTCGAGGCCGATCGCACTCTGCGCGCGGCGGGAGGCGGGTTCTCCACGATCAGCCTGTCCGGCATCCTGTCCAACGTCGCCAACAAGGCGCTGCTCGAAGCGTACACGGCGGTCGAAAGCGTGGCGGTCCGCATCTGCGCCCAGGCCGACGTGAATGACTTCAAGCAGGTCACGCGCTACCGCATGACCGGCCAGGGGACGTTCGAGAAGGTCGGGCC